CCCCCGCCGCCGAGTCTCATCCTGATTGACGCTGAATCTCACCTTGATTGCCGCCGCGCAACACGCCGCCACACATACCAGATCCTGACCAAACGGCCGGACCGGATGGCTAATATTCTGCGCGGCTTCGATGTTCTGCCGAATGTGTGGCTGGGGACCAGCGTAGAGGATGGTCGCGTGATAGACCGGCTTGACGACCTGCGCAGAGTCCCTGCAGCAATCCGTTTCGTATCGTTCGAGCCATTGATAGGTTCCGTTGCCGCTGGGCGATTGAACGGAATCCATTGGGCTATCGTTGGGGGCGAGTCCGGCCCAAACGCGCGGCCGATGGATCCGCTGTGGATCGACGAGATCTTCGCAATGTGTACTGACGTCGGCGCGGCATTCTTCTTCAAGCAGTGGGGGGGTAAGAACAAGAAGGTGGCTGGGCGATCTTACCGCGGCCGTATTTGGGATGATGTTCCGGCGGCTACGCTTTGAGGATGCTATTTCCGATCTTAGTCGCCAATCCGATGGCTTTTCCAGCGGGGTTAGAAATAGCTAGGAACAGTGAAAACATGGGTGCCCCATTAGCATTCTTGAGCCGCTTGGGGGGAAGGACGGCAGGGAACAGGCTCTTGAGGCGCTTACCAACGAATTTCTCTATCGCCTCTACGTCAGCGATGCGCTGATAAACATCGTCATACTCGCCGAGAAGGTCTTCTTTCTTCTGCCTGTTGTACCAGGCTTCAATCCACTCGTCGGTTCCAAGCATCCTTGTGATCGCAACCCGCTTGCTGTCATCAAGCTTCTCCGGGTCGCGCGTCGCTTGGCGAAATAAGCCGGCCAAGGACACAAGGTACCAGACGTCGATCGCTTCCGTCTTGCGGATACGTTCGAGCGTTGTCCAGTTCACGGCCATGCCGTAAGGATCGAGGAACATCACCGCGCGCTTGCCAACCCACTTCATTGCTTGAATTTCCGCCTCGATAGCGGCATTGGCGTCGCCCCGGACGATATCAATGTGCCGGCCCGGATACTGCTCTTTCAAACGCTCCAGGGCAGAGCAGTAGCTTTTCCTCTTCTCCATGAAGACGATGCGGTCGAAGGCCGGTCTGATGTCTAACGCGATTCGAGCCGACCCTCGTCGACGCTCAATTTTTTCAGCTTGACCTGGCATTAGGTCGGCAGGAACAGCAGTCTGCTTGATGACGCGCTCGCCGGTACCCGCGAATGCGTCGATATACCAAAGCTCGGGAATTGAGGGCGGAGAGCAGTCGTGAACGCCTTCAAATATGCTTCCACAAGAGACAGTTTCAGGTCGGTGGAGACATTGCCAAATTCATGATCGCTCAAATCAGACCTCACATATTGCGCCGCCGGCAATCTTTCCCCTACCTGTTGTGGCAAGCGAAATATTTCCGAAAATCGACTCGACTCACGGCTGCATTCCTGCTGTTTTGATGAGAACGAAGACGGAACATCGCAGGAGACAGGAATGAGCCGTAACGCTCCCGTAGATCACCCCGACGCCTTGCGGCTCGTCGTTGAACTTGAGAGCGTGTACGTAGCTTGCGATGATTGCGGGCATTCCCGCATTCTCCGCCTCGATAACCTAATGAAAGCCGCGGAACTCGGTGTTCACAACTACATGCAGTTATGCCGAAAGATCCGCTGCAGCGAGTGCCCAAAGATGCCGCCGGCATTCCGCAATTTGACCGTCCGGCCAACATGGCGCTGCGACGAAGCGCTTCAAAGCATCGCATGAAACACAACTTTGTGGACGCTGAAAACTTTGTCCGTAGGAAACTCCAGATCGTGGCTTTCGCCTTTGCCGGGGTTGTACTGGTAGAGGCGAAGCACATCGGCGGATCTGGAGACGAACCGCTTGAGGTAGCTTGATATCTCATCGTCTTCCAGGATCTGCACTACGACATCGTCGCCCTGTCGGACCTTCTGATGAGGGTTCACCCACGCCGTCTCGCCGTGAAAGAAGCGTGGCTCGCCGGAGCGGCCGTCGACCTGCACGGCATACGCGCCCTCAACGCCCTCGAGGCCGGGCGGACAAAAAACCGTGGCGATATCCTGACCGTTCATAATGAACCGACCGTTGGCTCCGGCGGCAATGTGCCCTCGAAGCGGAATCGAAGCATCGCCGGGGAATTGCTGCCAGCGCGGCGGGAAGCTGGCGTTTGGTATCGGCTTGGCCGTGGGGGCGGGGGGCAGATCCTCTAACCAACGCGTCATTTGTTCGAAGCCAGGCGGCAATTCCCTAAAGAATCTCGCCATCGCCTCTATCTCTTGGAGAGATATCTGACGGCGCTTCTTAGGATCGTCGCTGTGCAGTTCTTTTGATCGCGTGATCTTGTCGTTGGACATACCCGTAGCTTCGGCGAGTTTCGAAGCCACGCCACGAGCCGCGAGTTTTTCTGCAAGCCATTGTTTCAGTTCATATTGTGGGTCACTCATGCGGCGATCTTCGCGGATTCCGCAAAAAACTCCATCGCGAAGATCGCAAATTAGTTATCGCGGCCCCATTGACAAATTGTCGCGATAATCGCAAATTTCGCAACATGAGCAAAAAACATCTCGAGCCTGCAAAATCCATCATCGGCAAAATCGGCATCGAAAAGGTGGCCGAAGTCACCGGCAAGCACGTGTCCCGGGTGTACCGCTGGATGTATCCGAAAGAGAAGGGTGGTACCGGCGGGTTGATCCCCCAGACAGACGCACCCGCGCTGCTGGCGTATGCAAAGTCGAAGAGGATACCGCTCAAGGCCGAAGAGTTCTTCCCAGCTCGGGAGAACGCACAATGACGTCCGACGCCCAGATCAGAGCCTTCATCGACCACATCCTTCGTTTGAAGGAAGAGCAGGACACGATCGGCGAGGATATCCGCGACATCTACGCGGAAGCCAAATCCATGGGGTTCGACACCGCCATGGGCAACGTCGTCGCTCATCTGCGCAAGGTCGCAAAGAAGGGCCATGACACCATCGCGGAGCAGGGCGCCATCTTCGATTTGTACCTGTGCGCCTACGAGGGCAAATCCCCTCATGCGCCCGCGCCCGCCCGCGTACGAGAAAACATTGAACAATTTGACCCGACCACGGGCGAGATCATCGAGGCGGATGTCAGCGCCAAGCTCGTCGAGACGATTGCTGCCGGCGTGCAGACGGAAGTCGGCCGCGCGGCTCTGATCGCGGCCGTCGACATCATGATCGCCCGTGAAGAGGAAGAGATCGCAACGAGCGCAGGAGGCGAAAGTGAAGAAGTAGCCATCAACGCCGTCGCAAGCGCGTCTGGCCCGGACGAAAAACGGGCACCAAATTCGCCGGCAACGGCCGACGAGATGGACCGCGCCACGGAAAGCTCCCTTGAGACTGGAAGTGAGGCAGCGGAAAACGCCCGCAAGGCAGTCCCGGAAACGGAAGACGGTAGCGTGAGCCATGCTGGGGCCGGTGAAAGCCCGGCAACCACTTCCATTGCCAAGCCGAAATGGCCCCTCCGGCCGAACTGCCGGAATCCGGAAGCTTGCGGCGGCTACGGCGACAAGCATTGCCATGGATGCACCGTCGCCATGCGCGAGATGGCGGAGGAAATCGCATGAGCGAGTATCTCCGCACATCAATGACAGAAGACGCAGCAGCGCAGCGCACCGTTGAGGGCAGGGTGAACCTTCCCCGGCTCCAGGTCCCGCGCGTCGAAGTCTCGGCTGCTGTCGCGGCCCTTGTCTCAAAAACCGAATTTCCGAAACGCTCTGACAGGAGGGCTGCATGACCTGGTCCATTTTTATCGCCTGCGTCGCCGTCGTTCTCTGGATGGCAGCTCTGACACTGGTCGTTCCCGGCTTCGTCGAGCGTGAGTTTCGCCGGAACGGCTACCGCAGAAAGGATTGAGCGCTTTCACCTCCTCCCGAGGCGCTCAACGCTGGTCCCGGTCATCCTCCTCCCGGCCGGGACCAGCAACTCTCAAGCGGATCCGCTTGTTCGCCAGTCTCATGACCACGGCTTGAACAGCTTCTCCGAGAGGGATTGCCGGTGACGACGAGGGCGCGTCACCGGCGGCAGGACCGGACGTTGCGGCGGTGGTCCTGCGGAAAGGAAAGACTTGGGAGGGACCGGCAGCCGTTGGCGCGGCGCCGTCCTCTCCATCGGTAAGGAAGTTCCTTGGCATCGGTGTCTCCTAAGCAAAGAGACACTCGCACGGGGACCCCGAAATGTACGGCAATAGAGTTTCCAAATCCGGAAAACGTGTTTCCGAGGCAAAGATGACAAGTGTGGCACTGAGTGAGGCAAAAGGTTGGTACGCCGCCCTAATGAACGCTGAGTTCAAGGGCCGGGGCGACCGCGAGAAGGCCGTTCGGGGAAGGCTGGCAGACAAGACCGGCATTCCCGAAAGCTACCTCTATCGACTGCAGTACAAGACACGTGAAATGAGCGATATTGCCGGATCAGCTTATCGGGCGCTGATGCTAGCATATATGGCCTATGAGGAAGTTTGCCAGAGAAACGAGGAAGCGGCGGCCAAGCATCGGGCCGAACGCCACGCACTGAGGAAAGCCCATGCGACTGCTGACAAGCGCTCTGATCAGAGCGTGGGAATGGGGGAGGCTTCAAAGTGAGAAGTTCCTCCCCTGGATGCGCCGGAAGCGGCCCCGCGAATGATGAGGCGGGCCTTCTCCGCGAGGAGATAGCCGAACTCGAAGCCCAGATCTTCCGCATCAAGAACAGCATGAACCGGGCCGACAACGGCGTGAAGCTGCAGAAACTCGCGGTGATCACTCGACTGCGTGACCGGTGCAAGAAGTCTCTGGCCGCCGTTGAAAAGAACGGGGCGGCAGCATGACGGTAGTCTCCTCGAAATACGCCCGTATCGAGAATGATCTGTACCAGACAGAGCCTTGGGCAACCGAGGCACTGATCCGTCACTTCCCCGTCACCGATATGAAGATCTGGGAGCCAGCAGCGGGCAACCACCTGATCGCTGACGTTTTGAAGGAAGCTGGTGCAACGGTCCACACCAGCGACATCGCGACATACGAGCGGCCGCAGGATCAATGGTTGGATTTTCTGGACGATCTACCGGTCACCTTCGGCGGCGACGGGATAATCACCAACCCGCCCTACGGCGTCCAGAACCGGACGGCGGTCAAGTTCGCTGAGAAGGCGCTCGAGAGATGCTCCGGCCTCGTTGCACTGCTGCTGACCGCCAAGTTCGATTCCGGCAGTACCCGGACGCACCTGTTCCGAGACAATCCCCGCTTTGCCGGGAAGATCGTCCTTATCGACCGCATCAGTCTCCTCTTGAACAATGAGAGCGGGACCGAAGATCACGCTTGGTACATCTGGACAGAGGCGCCGCGCCTGCCGCGCGTGCCTGTCCTGATTTATGCGGGGAGGGAAGCATGACCTTCCTCGAAGCCTACGCCAAGTATGGCCCCGACACGATGGCGATCGCCGAGGCCTTGGACATCAAGGAGCATGAGGCCGACCGTCTCATCAGTGCGCGGCTGAACGCCGACTATGCAGAGCGGCTTCACGCGCGCCGGGTCAAGAAGATCGCGTACGCCGGCAAGGAACCTTTCGTGTCGGAGTGGGCGAGATGATTTCTGATCGCATGTCCGCCGCCGAGTTCCGCGCTATCCAGAAGGCAGATCAGTCCGAGACGCCATCGAAGTACCGCAACAAGAAGACGACCGTCGACGGCATCAAGTTCGACAGCAAACGCGAGGCGCAATTCTATTCCTCTCTGAAGCAGTTGGAGCGCGCTGGCCAGGTCTACGAGGTCGAGCTTCAGAGGCCGTATGCGCTCACGGTCAATGGGCAGCTGGTCTGCACCTACAGGGCGGATTTCGCCTTCTACAACGCGATCCAGAAGCGCAACCGCGTCGTCGACGTCAAGGGCGTTGCCACCAAGGACTTCAACATCAAGCGCAAGCTCATGCGGGCCATCTACGGAATCGACGTGGAGGTCATCCGCTGATGAGCATCAGTGCCGCCATCCGCCGCATGTTGGAAGCTGGTCTCACGATCGAGCAAGCCCTTGTGGCCGCCGAGGCTTTCGAAGCCGAGGCTGAAACTGTTCCGGCCGTCGATCGTGCCGCTGAGAAGCGGCGGGAGTGGGATCGCGAACGGAAGCGTAAACAGCGGAATTCCGCATTGTCCGGTGGAAGTCCGGTGGAAACAGGTGGACAGCAGGTGGACCCCGAGACCCTTTCCTCCCCGGAGGTTTCCCCCCACACCCCCCTTCCTAACCCCTCCAATCCTATACCCCCTTCGCCCCCCAAGGGGGGCTCTTCCCCCACGGCGGTCGACCAGGTCGTGACGGCATTTTCGGAAATGGCGCGCCAGTCCGGGCTTTCCGTGCCGAGGGCCGTCACGGCCTCTCGCCGTCGCTCGTTGCTGCTGCGGATCGAGGAACACGGCCTGCCGGCGGTTCTCGATGCCATCGAGCGCATCGGCCGCAGCCGGTTCTGCCGTGGCGAAAACGACCGCGGCTGGCGCGCTGACCTCGATTTCCTCTGCCAGCCTAAGAGCTTCGTCTCGATCCTCGAAGGCAAATACGACGACCGGCCGCAGCAATCGCAAGCACCGCCTCGTGAAAGCGAACACGCCCGCCATCAGCGGGAATGCCGAGAAGCCATCCAACGGAAACTGAACGGAAACGGACATGACGAATTTGCCAGCACCGGCCCAGCTTTCGACCTTGAACCGGGAGATTTCCGCGCTCACTGAGCGGCTATCACCGGTCCGCGAGGAAGCAGTTTTGCGCAGCCTCGAAGTTATGCAGGCAGCCGGGATGAGCATTCCCTCCGGTATTGACCCGAACAAGCTCGACGCGGTGTACGGCTACGCCCTCGAAGGCGTTCCGAACTGCGGCTTAGCGATCGCCACGCAGAAGCTGATCAAGGGCGACTATGCCGGCAACCCCGATATTCTTCTCGGCATGATCCCGAAGCCGCCGATCCTTGCCGCTCTGGCGAAGGCGGAATCTAGACTTGCCCGTGAAGATCTAGCGAGGAAACGGGAGATCGCCGCCACGCTCACCCACCAGCCGCCAGAGATCGACCGGTCTCCGGAGGTCATGGCCCGCGTCCGCGCCAGGTTGAACCAATTCAAGCAGGAGCATGCTGCGTCAAAGGCAGCCGCCGGCGGCATTGTGGTCCAAAAGTCCATGTCACCCGAGCGTGCCGAAGAGCTGGCGCGGATACTGGCATTGCCAGACGCGCACTCGGTCAGCGCCGAGCAGATGGCCTACCGCCGGAAGATCGAGATGGACCCCGACGCCGTCGAGCCGATCGACGAGGAGCGCGCGGCATGACCATCCAGCACCGCACCGTCGACATCGAGGCTGCTGCGAAGCTCTGGAGGGATGATCTCCCTGCCTCCCAGATCGCCAAGCGCTTTGGCGTCAGCCGCAACGTCATTGTCGGACTGGCATTCCGCAACCGCGGTCTCTTCCCGTGGCGCGGCGACTCTGGGAAGAAGTCTCGCGCACCCGGCCAAGCGAAGACGACGCGGCCTCGCAAGCTGGCGCCGGAACTGAAGCGGGAACCGGAGATCGCGGCGACTGCCTATGACGCTGAGCGGCTCCAATCCGCAAAGCCCCTCCACCATCTCTCGGCCCGCGAATGCTGCTGGCCCCTAAACACCGGCGGCCCGTACCTGTTCTGTGCGGCGGAAACAACGGGTCGCTACTGCCGAAAACACCATGCTCGGTCATTGCCGAAGAAGAACGAGGGAAAATCATGAGCAGATCACGTTGGTACGCAATTCGTACGGCCCCCGGGTATCAGCGCATGGCGGCCGTGGACGAGCGCCTCCCGGAGAGTCGGCGCATGGAATCCATCATCGAGCGGAACTGCCGCAAGGACGGCTTCGACATCTTCATGCCGTCGTTTTACAAGGAGTTGAAGCACCATCGGACGAACGAGATCATCCAGAAGCGGTTTCCGTTCCTGGTCGGGTATGCCTTCGTGAACCTGCCGAGGTTGAACTTCGAGGAGCTCCGCCGCGTCGACGGTGTCGTGTGTTTCCTGCGCGGTGCCAACTATGGACCGCTCGAGTTTCCCGGCGCAACGATCGAGGCTCTGTATTTCGCCGAGCACGAGCGCCGGCAAGCCTTCCTCTACGAACAGCACTGCCGGAAGGAGAACGAGCGCCACGAGCAGATCCAGCACCTGCGCGGCCAACTTCGCAAGATCCTGCCTAAGGGAAGAAAAGCCCGCGTCTCAGTGGTCGACCAGGCGGAGAGGGCTATAGATTCTCTAAGCCCGCAGATCAAAGAGCGGGTGCAGAAAATTATCAGTCAACTGAATAGTCTCACGGCAGACGCGGAGGTTGAAAATCTTCGGCAAGCCGTATAGATTTCCTGCAGTGATTTGCGGTTGTTCAGTTGCGGACCTCACAGAGGGAATACTCGCCGGACCGCTGCCGAAACTTCACATTCGGCGCATAGGAGAAATGCGGCCAAAATTTACCTCTGCTGCGGCTAGCTCTCGGTTTTCGACATAACCACGTAAATTGCATCTCCGACCGTGATCACGGCTTCCGCCAAGTCATCTGAAATTTCGATATTGAACTCGTCCTCAATCATCATGACGATTTGAGCGACTTCGAGATAGTCGGCGCCGAGGTCATCNATATTGAACTCGTCCTCAATCATCATGACGATTTGAGCGACTTCGAGATAGTCGGCGCCGAGGTCATCTACGATGGATGCGTCGTCCACAACCCGGGCAGGGTTGATGCCCAACTGCTCGATGATTATTGCTCTTACCCGGCTAGCGGCGTCCGCGCTGGAGTTTTCCACCGATGCGCTCCCTTAAACGGCCCTCACTGCTTAGGCGACCGTCACGCAATCATATTCATCGCTTTTCTCTATTCCAATACTCTTGCACCGTCGCAGGCAGGGCAACTAGGCCCTGTTGACAAAGTGGATTCCCAAATCAGCAGAGGCGTGATTTCATATGTGGACGCCCCTATGGCAAGGGCCTTTTGTCGGGGATGGTTTGATCGGTTGCTTTCATATGT